TCTCATAGACTAAGAATCTCAAAGTACCCCCATAGGCCCTCTCAGTCATCCACAGTCAACCTATAGTACCCCCTCTTGTTACCCTTAAGTCAATCCTTATCTTATGGATACCCTATGAATCCTTGAGTAACACTATATGTAGTGGTGAGTGAGACTGATTGATACTATATGTAGTCCTCTATGTGTCCCTATCTGTAAGGAACCACTGAGTATCATTGAGGAACCACTGAGTATCATTAAGGAACCACTGAGTATCATTGAGGAACCACTGAGTATCATTAAGGAACCACTGAGTATCATTGAGGAACCACTGAGTATCATTAAGGAACCACTGAGTATCATTGAGGAACCACTGAGTATCATTAAGGAACCACTGAGTATCATTGAGGAACCACTGAGTATCATTAAGGAACCACTGAGTATCATTAAGGAACCCCTCAAGTAAAACCTAATGACACCTATGACACTATCCTAATGATATCTACAAGCAGACATAGAGACATGAGCCTAATGACTATGACCTAATGTGAGCGCTATGAGATGCCTTGTAGTTAGCTATAAAGAGATGGTGATATTAATACAACTCACTATTGAGAGACTGGTCATTGAGAGGTCTCTATCCCTTTATACTTAAAGAACACTTAGAGTCATACTTAAAGATATCTTAAAGTTTTACTTAAAGAGTGTTGACATTGATAATCGTCTTAGTGTTTAATAGCTTCATCGACACAGCGACAACGTGTAGATACTCGGTAAGACATCACGAGGTTGTAGCCTAAAGTATCCGGATAGCTGCTCAGTGATAGACGACCAAGTGCTCATTAACAATTTGGATAGTAATACATTAGTGATTAACACAGTGTGTACTTAACGCGGTTCTTACTGCTTCTTTAAGTACACACAAAGATAACCACTACACACTCACTTAACGCAGGAGCACAATGTGATTACATATGGTCTCACTCAGTATACTCTACAGACTTATCGCGGATTCTTAGGCTATGGAATGACATACGAGAGGGCTATGGAGTCCTTAAAGCGTCTATATAAACACAACAAGGATACATATGTTAACCCTCCTGATTATGTTAGTAAAGCAAGGGCTGAGAGGTCACAAGCGCACCAAGGCTAACTTCTCGCACTTCACTTGCAGGGGAACCCAACGGACGCTTCAAGGCTAACAAGGTTGGCCTCTGGTACTTAGCAACTCAAGGAATTTAAATCATGTTAGAACTATTTGTAGTAATCATCAGCGCGCTCTTACTCGTGTGTCTCAGGGACAACTCAAAGCAGACTCACAGGCTTCAACAGCGTTACGAGAGTTGCCTCCACACTCTTGAAAAGAATGGCCTCTTAGAATCACAGCACACACGCAATTAACAACCATCATCAATCACACCCATCAATAAGGATTATCTTAATGAACGCAACAGTAACTACTACTACAGGTTTAACTTTCGGTGAAAGCATCCACGCGTTACCGATTAATAAGTTAGACACTCGCCAAGGTTGACCGCTTGTTGAACAACGAGTTCCTCTTAGAGAACCGCCAGACTCCGCTACAGCCTTCATGGGGGGGTGGGTAAACTGTTTGGAAACCTTGAGGCTCAAGCGGTGGGAAGAGTCTTACGGATGCCAGTTATATTAGAGACAATTGATTTCCAATAGGTACATACTCAAGGCCATCTCTGTAAGGTGGTCTTTATGGATGCTCTTAACAACACAACAAGAAGGTAAAAACTTAATGGCTGTAATCAATGCACCTGTAAATGATTTCTCTGACATCGAACACGCTGTAATGCCTTTCAACATCTTGGCGGACCACTACGGCGCACAGTTAGCGGCAACACAATTACAGTTGGAGCATGAAGCACATACAGAGGGTGAGAAACGCTTCCTTAAGGCAATGGAGCGTCAAATCAAAGCTGGGGAGTTTGGTGATAACGTAGTAGCCAAACCTTTATTATCCACGCTGGCTCCTAAGTTCACTGAGCGCATGGTAACGTGGCGTGACGAGTGCAACGCAAAGCGTGGGGCTAACCCTGTGGCTATGACGTTGACAGAAGGGCTTCTACCAGAGGCCGCAGCGTTCATCACTATGAAGGTAGTGTTGGCCTGTTTGACTCGTGAAGATGCAAGCAACTTACAGAACGTAGCCTCTAAGATTGGTCGTAGTGTCGAGGATGAATTACGTTTCGGTCGTATTCGTGACCAAGAAGCGGAGCACTACAAGAAGCACGTAAGGGAAGCATTGAACAAACGTGTAGGACAGGTCTACAAGAAAGCATTCATGCAAGCGGTTGAGTCCAAGATGTTAGAAGCTAACCAGCTTGACTCTAAGTGGTCTCTATGGACCCCAGAGGAAAACATTCATGTAGGCGTTCGTATGCTTGAGCTGTTGATTGAATCAACTGGACTCGTTGAACTCACAAGACCCTACGCTGGGAACGTTGAGAAAGACGCAGAGTATATCCAGTTGACACCAGAGTACGTTGACTTACTGAACAAACGAGCTGGTGCACTGGCTGCAATAAGCCCAATGCATCAGCCTTGTGTTGTCCCGCCGAAACCTTGGGTAACACCTGTTGGTGGTGGCTACTGGGCTGCTGGTCGCAAGCCTCTGACTCTGGTACGCACAGGGAGCAAGAAGGGCTTAGAGCGTTACAATGACGTGTATATGCCTGAGGTCTACAGTGCGGTTAACATTGCACAAGATACAGCTTGGAAGATTAACAAGAAGGTTCTGGCAGTCGTCAACGAGATTGTTAACTGGAAGAACTGCCCTGTGAGTGACGTACCAAGCAGTGAGAAGGGCGAGTTGCCACAACGTCCAGATGATATGGACACTAACGAGATAGCTCTTAAGGCTTGGAAGAAAGAAGCCGCTGGGGTTTATCGCATGGAGAAGTCAAGAGTGTCCCGTAGAATGTCTATGGAGTTCACGATTGCACAGGCCAACAAGTTCTCTCAGTTCAAAACTATCTGGTTCCCGTACAATATGGACTGGCGCGGACGTGTCTACGCTATACCTATGTTTAACCCGCAAGGCAACGATATGACCAAAGGGCTATTGACGTTGGCCCAAGGTAAGCCAATCGGTTTAGACGGTCTTTACTGGTTGAAAATACACGGTGCTAACACTGCTGGGGTCGATAAGGTTCCGTTCCATGAGCGTATCAAATTCATTGAGGAGAACCATGAGCACATCCTTGCAAGCGCAGCGGACCCATTAGGTTACACTTGGTGGGCTGAACAGGATTCACCATTCTGTTTCTTAGCGTTCTGCTTTGAGTATGCAGGGGTTGAACACCACGGCTTAAATTATAACTGTTCGTTACCGTTAGCATTCGATGGTTCTTGTTCAGGTATCCAGCACTTTTCCGCTATGCTCCGTGATGAAGTAGGTGGAAAGGCGGTTAACCTACTCCCGTCTGAAACAGTACAGGACATTTATAATATCGTAGCCGAACGTGTCAAAGAGATGCTACGCACTGACGCAATCAACGGGGAAGCAAACAGTGTCGAAACGATTGTTGACAAGACAACTGGCGAAATCACTGAGCGCTTTAAGTTAGGCACAAAGGAGCTGGCAGAGCAATGGCTGGCCTTTGGTGTTAACCGTAGCGTTACTAAGCGGTCTGTCATGACGTTGGCTTACGGTTCCAAAGAGTACGGTTTCCGTGACCAAGTATTAGAGGACACAATCAAACCAGCTATCGATAACGGTAAGGGTCTGATGTTCACTCAACCAAACCAAGCAGCCGGATATATGGCAAAGCTAATCTGGGAAGCGGTGAGTGTCACTGTAGTTGCTGCTGTTGAGGCTATGAACTGGCTCAAGTCTGCTGCTAAACTGCTGGCTGCTGAGGTCAAGGACAAAAAGACCAAGGCGATTCTACGTAAGCGCTGCGCTGTGCACTGGACGACTCCAGACGGGTTCCCTGTGTGGCAGGAATACAAGAAGCCTGTACAAACCCGCCTGAACTTAATGTTCCTCGGTCAGATTCGCTTGCAGCCTACAGTCAATACTAACCGCGACAACGGGATTGATGCACGTAAGCAAGAGTCAGGCATTGCACCTAACTTTGTTCACTCAATGGACGGCTCACACTTACGTCAAACGGTTAACAAAGCGCACTCTTACGGGGTCAAGTCGTTTGCACTGATTCATGACTCATTCGGTACTATCCCAGCGGATGCGGGTCTACTGTTTAAGGCAGTCCGTGAGACTCTTGTTGATACCTACGAGGACAACGATGTACTGGCAGATTTCTATGAGCAGTTCGCGGACCAGTTGCATGAAAGCCAGTTAGACAAGATGCCAGCGATGCCAGTAAAAGGTAATCTGGACCTGCAAGAAATCCTTAAGAGTGATTTTGCTTTTGCTTGATAGGATTTAATACAACTCACTATTGAGAAACACAACCAACACTAACCATCACCACAAGGATATCATTATGAATCGCACCAACTTTGAACGTGTAGTTTCCACCAAGAACTCTAAGTCCCTTGAAGAACAAGCGAAGGGCCGCAAGTTTAATAAAACAAAACGTGGCAACTCCGACAAACGTAACTGGCAGGAAGAGGAATAAACTATGAGCAGCTTAAACGGTTTCCCTACACAGCCTGAGATGCATGACGCTTGGCGATTAGGTCAGGAATCAACATACCTCAAGCGTATAGCCGACCTTGGCGTCTACACGATTTTTGACATCCGCACCATGAGATTCATAACGTCTATTTATGAGCATGACGGTCGATTCTTGGTTCAGAAAGAATTCTTAACGTCTGATGCTTTGACAATTTGTATCTGGATGCGCAAGGTTCTCAATGACTACCTAACGTGGAAATGATATGCACTGAGAGTTAAACTTAAGGTTCCTACGGGAGCCTTTGTGATTAACTTTTGATTAATAACTAACCAATAACACAAGGAACCACACTATGTTAAACTTTCAAGTTAAACCTTATAAAGCTGTTGATTTCAAGGAGTCTGCTATCGAGTCTGCTCTGGCTAAAGCTGGGTCTCTCATTGCTGACGTTAAGTATGATGGAGTCCGTGGGATTCTAACAGTTGACGGAAGAGATGAAGGGTATTGGGCTGAGTTCAATTCTCGTGTATCCAAAGAGATTCCCGCTCTGGCTTATCTCGCTGGTGAGAACTCAGAGCGCTGGGAACGCTTTATGAATGACGAGCGGAATATTTATCCATGCGGTATAGCGTTTGACGGTGAGCTGATGGTCAAAGGCGTAGACTTCAATACCTCAAGTGGCTTATTGCGCACGATGTATCAGGAAGATTCCAAGACCAAGAGTAACATTAAGTTCTCACAGACCCCAGTTAGTAGGGCTAAGAAATCACAGAAGATTCCATTCAACTTAGACTTAAAGCATCTGCAAATGGTTGTCTATGCTGTCCTGCCTCTTGATGAAGTTAAACAGGGAAACGATATTGATATCCCTAACTGTCTCATGCGGGAACATGCACGGAACATCACGCCATTGCTACGCGAATACTTCCCAGAGATTGAATGGGTAGACGCAGAGTCTTACGATGTGTTTGACATGGTGAGCCTTAATGAACTCTATGACACCAAGCGGTCTGAGGGACACGAGGGGTTAGTAGTTAAAGACCCTCTTGATATCTACAAGCGCGGTAAGAAAACAGGTTGGTGGAAGATGAAACCTGATGATTCAATGGACGGGATTGTAGTAGGTCTAAACTGGGGTACTGAGGGTTTAGCCAATGAAGGCAAAGTGATAGGCTTTGAGGTTCTCTTAGAGTCTGGTCGCGTTGTTTCTGCTAACAACTTAACGCAAGCCTTGATGGATGAGTTCACGCAGAAAGTCCTAACAGGGATGAGCGTAGGTGAGCTGGAGGCATTTGTAGGTGACACATCCGAAGAGCCTTATAACCCTTATGGTGGTTGGGCTATCCAAGTGAACTACATGGAGGAAACCCCAGACGGTTCTTTACGTCACCCTTCATTCGGATGCTGGCGCGGTACTGAGAGTAACCCAACGGAGAAGATGTAAAGCAGTAGTACACACATGGTCAACCTACGGGTTGACCTTTTTGCGTTTTAATGGAACTCACTATTGGGAGACTTAACATATGCTTCTCGTTACAACCATAGCAATCTTATTCATACTCTATGTCTATCTCATTGACGATAGCACATGGCCTAACTGTTAATAACTAAAGGAGAAACCTTATGTTTAAACTTCATTTCAATAAAGACAACGGTATCTATTCGATTCGTCGAGTTGACCGTATGACTGTTGCAGCGACTGAGAAACACGCTAAGGTTCCTCGTATTGGCTCAACGATTCCTTTTAGTTCCGGTGCGTGGTTTCTGTTGACACCTAAAGTATTCGCCTCTGCAAAGCGCAAAGAGCGCCCAAGCGTTGAACTTACTGTCACCAACTGGCCTAACGTCCGGCTGTTCTTCAAATGTCTTAAGGAGATTTTCTAATGGGTCACTACGAATGCAAAAAATGTTACAATCGGTATGATGATTGTTCCTGCTCATCTGATGAAATCCCTCAAGAGTCAGCAAGTGACGCTACGTATACAGGTGGTTCATCAGACTACTATCAGGTGACCATTACGAATACCACCACCCCAGACCGTCCAGCATATATAGCTGAGTGCAACGATATCATTGAAGCCCTTGGTATGAACTTTGCGGAAGGTAACGCATTCAAAGCGTTGTGGCGTCGAGCAGCTCAAAGAACCTTAGGGTTACGTAAAGCTGGGGCCAAGGATGATGGTCTGTATGATGCTGAGAAGGTAGAGTTCTTTGGTAAACGTTTAGTAGAGATGAGTAAAGGCAATGGGTAACAATCTAAAACCGTCAGAATGGTGTGAACGTATGTATGAACGTACTGGTAACACCGATTACTTGGAGATGTATAACTTATGGAGGTCTAAAGGCTTATGACACACATCAATGCAGGTAGCCTTGTGTTTACAGAGAAGAAATTCTTTGTGACCATTGAAGGTAGTTCCCAGAGCTTGGAGGTTCCTGTATACGCTGTGAACCTTGAAGAAGCTCAAGCGCTGGCAGAGTGGACTTATGTCCCTGCTGGTTTCGAAGTAACTCGTATCAGGCCAGAGGTGAAATAGTATGCGTATAGCACAAGGTGGTTACCGAAAGAAACCTGATGGTTATCTTCACTTGAATAACTACAGCCACACTAAGGCCAGTGGGATTGCAGGCGTCTTGTTTGAGCGTATCTTCACAGAGCGTCAACAGGAAATCGTAGAGAAAACTCTTATCGAATTGGCTAACCCTAAGGTTCTTAGCGGTGAAGCTAACGGTGACGAGCAGGTAATCTACAAGCATGACTGCTACAGATTCCGCAAGGCATTCTTGAGGGCCAACTTTAAGCAGGTCGTTTATGGTACTGTACGACTCTTGAAGAAATCAGCGGCTCAGATGATGAGTATGGCTGTCGTAGCAGATGAACTGGATACGCCAACTATGCGTGTCCGCTTCCCTGATTAATAGAACTCACTATTGAGAACAACCAACTAACCAAAGGAGTAACATTATGGCTTTTGTAAAACGTGTAGTATTGACTTCATCCGTAGGTAAAGCGGAACCTTATTGTTATCTGGCTAAACCAGACTACGGCAAGGACGACTTTAAGAATGAGCGTGGTGTTTATAAGGTCTCTCTGACTTGTGACAACGACCACCCCCGTACCCAGAAGATGATTGATGAAATCGTCGCTTGCCATGAGGCAGACTACGAGGCCCGCTTAGCTGAACATGAAGCTAACCCGCCAAAAGTTGTCAAGGGTAAGAAACCACCTAAAGCTCCATACGTAGGCGATATGCCTTTCATGAACAATGGCGATGGAACCACTACATTCACCTTTAAGTGCTACGGCTCGTACATCGATAAGAAAACCCAAGAGACTAAACTGATTGTTCCGACAATTGTTGATTCTCGTGGTAAGGTTATTCGTGGCGACCGTCCGGCTATCTCTGGCGGCTCAACTCTGAAAATCAAGTACACACTGTTCCCTTACGGCTGGTCTGCTATTGCAGGTGCAAGCGTTAAGTTACAGTTGGATTCCATCATGTTAATCGACTTGGTAGAATTTGGTGGCTCTGATGAAGATTGGGGCGATGAAGTGGAAGAGGGCGGCTACGTAGCTGATAACTCTAAGCCTCAGCGTCAACAGGAAGAGTCTTGGGGCAACGCTGAGTCAGAGAATGAAGCAGAACCAGATGAGGGTGGCGACTTCTAATGAAAACAAAAGGGAAAATCCTTAAGAGACTTAAGGTGATTCCCTCTGGATGTTGGGAGTGGCAAGGGGCAGTTAACTCTAAGGGGTATGGACAAGTCTGGGATGGTGAAGCCAAGAAGGTTTTACATTGTCATAGAGTTATGTCCAATGCCCCAAAGGGTTCAACCGTTATGCACTCCTGTGATAACACACTTTGCTGTAATCCAAATCACTTATCCATAGGTACCCCAAAAGAGAACTCATTGGATATGGTTACTAAGAAGAGGTCCCACAAAGGCTTTAAACTTAGTGATGAGGATGTGTGTCATATCATAAACTCTAAGGAATCTGGCGCGAAGTTAGCTGCTACCTACAGTGTCTCTCAACAAACCGTTTGCGATATACGAAAGGGGAGGACACATGGCAGGCTACGGGGCTAAGGGTATTAAAAAGGTTGGAATGTATCGGTCTGGACTCGAAGAAAAGAACATGAAATTCTTAGAGACCAAGGGGATTAATGCAGAATATGAGCGCTGGCGTATACCTTACGTTATCCCTGCAAGTAATCATCATTACACCCCAGACATTCTGTTACCTAACGGTATCTTTGTGGAAACAAAGGGACTCTGGGAATCTGATGACCGTAAGAAGCATTTAATCATCAAAGAGGCGTATCCTGATATTGATATCCGATTTGTATTCACATCAAGCCGTACTAAGATTTACAAAGGGTCACCCACCAGCTACGCTGAGTTCTGTGAGAAGCGAGGCATCATCTTTGCTGACAAATTGATTCCAGTTGAGTGGCTTAAGGAGCCTAAGAAGTCTGTACCGTTTGAGAAACTTAAGGAAAAGAAACAACAAGGAGGCAAATAGTATGGCAAAGGTTCAATTCAAACAACGTACAAAAACGGAGGCCATCTTTATTCATTGCAGCGCAACCAAACCATCTATGGATATTGGCGTTCGTGAAATTAGCCAGTGGCATAAAGAGCAGGGCTGGTTAGCAATTGGGTATCATTTTGTTATCCGTAGAGATGGTACCGTGGAAGAGGGGCGGCCAGTAGATGTAGTAGGCTCACACGTTAAGGACTGGAACAGTAAGTCTGTAGGTGTCTGCTTGGTTGGTGGAGTTAATGACAAGAATCAATTTGACGCTAACTTTACACCCGCTCAGATGCGCTCCTTGAAAGAGAAGATTGCAGACCTGCTTGACCTGTACCCAGATGCTGCTCTTAAGGCACATCATGACGTTGCACCTAAAGCCTGTCCATCATTCAACTTGTCCCGCTGGTTAAAGACTGGTGAGCTGGTGACGAGTGATTGGGGCTAATATGGTGTACACACTGTTCTTTGTGCTCATAGGACTTGTAGCGTCTACGTTAATTGCAGCATTCATTCATGATATGTTCTTTAACGATAATTATTAGAACTCACTATTGGGAGACCTTAACGGTTTCCCTTTGTTCGCTTCAATTGTACAAGGAGTAACCAATGAGGAAATCATACAAACAGTTTTATAAACAACCACGTAAGCATATTAAAGTCTGGGTTTCAGCTAATGGGCCTATCCCTTCTGGGCGTTATATAGACCACATTGACGGTAATCCTCTTAATGATAATCTTGATAACCTTAGATTGGCTACACCTTCTGAGAACTCATGGAACATGAAAACGCCAAGTAGTAACACAACTGGGCTAAAAGGTTTATCGTGGTGCCCGTTAAGATTAACATGGAGAGGGACACTAAAGGTTAATTACAAACAGCACTCTTATAGGTCTAAGGATTTGTTCGATGTTGTTTCGTGGCTATTTAGAACAAGGAGGGAGCTACATGGACAATTTGCAAGAAACAGATAGTATATTTCTGTATCACATACCCTGCGATAACTGTGGGTCGTCTGACGGTAACTCATTGTTCTCAGATGGTCATGCTTACTGTTATGTATGTGAGCACTACACGCATTCAACGGAGGACTCAAAGGAAACTGTAAGAACTCGCAAGAGTTATGGAGGTAACAAGATGTCTAATGAAGTGTGGACTATGGGAGACCATCAGGGACGCTTTGCCGATATAAAGTCTCGTGGTATCCAAGAAAGTATTTGCCGTAAGTATGGCTATTGGATAGCGAAGCGCGGTAAAGATTTCTTTCAGGTCGCAAACTACTTTGACAATGAGGGCAACCTCGCAGGTCAGAAAGTTCGTGGTACTGACAAGGAGTTTAAAGCTGTAGGTAAGGTCAAGAGTGACATGTTGTTCGGTAAGCAGTTGTGGAACGGTGGCAAGAAGATTGTAGTTACTGAGGGTGAGATAGATTGCCTCACAGTAGCCCAGCTTCAAGAAGGGAAATATCCCGTAGTGTCTCTACCTTTAGGAGCACAAGCCGCGAAAAAAGCATGCGCTGCCAACTATGAATACTTTGACCAGTTCGAAGAGATAATCTTAATGTTCGACATGGACGAGGCAGGACGAAAGGCAATCGAAGAGTGCGCCCCAGTGTTGCCAAGTGGAAAAGTTAAGGTTGCAGTGTTGCCATTCAAGGATGCGAATGAGTGTCACATGCAGGGAAACTCTAAGGCAGTAACTGACCAGATATGGAACGCCTCACCTTGGGTTCCTGATGGTGTTGTCTCGGCACTTTCACTTATTGATAGAGTGAGAGAGTCGATGATACGTGAAGAAGTAGACGGTCTATCGTTTGCAGCCACGGACAAGATCAATGGGTTCACTATGGGTTGTCGTAGTGGTGAGCTTATCATGGTAACGTCCGGCTCAGGTATGGGTAAGTCAACCTTTGTTCGCCAACAGATTCTACACTGGGGCAAGGACAATCACAAAGTTGGTATAGCGATGCTTGAAGAGTCCGTTGAGGAAACAGTACAGGACTTAATGGGTCTTAATAACAACGTTCGGTTGCGGCAATCCAAAGAGCTTAAGACTTTAATCTTAGAGGATGGACGCTATGAACAATGGTATGATGAACTGTTTGGTTCCGATTCGTTCCATCTCTACGACTCGTTTGCTGAGGCTGAGGTTGAAAGACTTCTCGCTAAGTTGGCCTACATGGTCGATGGGCTTGATTGCGAAGTAATCGTGTTAGACCATATCTCAATCGTTGTGTCTGCCTCTGAGGAATCTGATGAGCGCAAGATGATTGACCGCCTAATGACAAAGCTCAAGGGTTTCGCTAAGTCTAAGGGAATCGTAATGGTTGTTATCTGTCACTTAAAGAATCCAGAAAAGGGGAAAGCACATGAGGAAGGTCGTCCTGTTAGCATTAGCGATTTACGTGGGAGCGGTGGTTTACGCCAACTCTCTGATACAATCATTGCTCTTGAGCGAAATCAACAATCAGAGGATTATGCAAACCTTGTACAGCTTAGGGTTCTTAAGTGTCGCTTTACTGGGGATACTGGCATTGCTGGTCATATGTTATACAACAAAGAGACAGGTTGGCTTGAACCGACTGCGTCACCTGAGGATGAAGGAACTGGAGATACAGCTAAGGATTGGGATGAATCAGAGAGAGATTTCTGATAGATACTGTCAAGATACTTGGGAAGAGCTTCATGAGAAAGAACTTGAGCTGTTCCGCAAACGTCTGTACGCCGATTTTGATCATAAGAAATAAGGAGTAACATCATGGTTAAATTAGTCAAACTGTTGGGCCTGTTCGTAGGCAAAATGTATAACCGTCAAGCTCGTCTATTGGTAATCGAAGCGAAAGCCGCTAAGGTACTGAGTGACGCAACAAGCGCTAAGGCTGCTAAGTTGGTATCTCGTGCCAAAGAACTGGAAGAAACCAAAGAGTCTAAATTGGAAGAGTCCGCACGTGTTGCGTTGCAAGCTCAGACCATTACTAAGTTCTTCAAATAAGGAGTAACATCATGACTAAGTTCGTAGGCAAGACAATCAACCTGAGTGACACCATTGACCAGTATTCCCGTAAGGTTCACATCAACGTTCGTAACGGTAAGGTTACTCTGGTATATCGCTGGAAAGACCATCAGTCTACTAAGGCTCACACCCAGCGTATGACTCTTGATGATGTGCAGACAGCTCGTTTAGTTGCTTCCATTGCTGTAGCTGTAGCGTGTGCTGTAGGCGAGGACAAAGCTCGTAAGTTGGTATTCAACCGTGAACTTGAAGTTACCGCAGAAGATTTAGCGATTCGTTCAGACGCTCCGTAAGATATACTCAAGGTCATTACTATATGTAGTGGCCTTTATGAATATCTAACACAACATATAGGAGATACACAATGCGCACTATCAATCAGATTCAATCAGAAATCGCTAAGTTAGAAGCTGAAATGGCAGACGTTAAAGAAGTAGAGTCGTCTCAGAAAGAAGCTGTACATATCCTTAATAACTTAGGGTGGACTCGTGAGAAGGGTAACTGGATTAAACCTAAAGCTAAATCTCGCAGCGCTTATGGTGGTCATAAGGTTCGGGATTATAGTGACATGGTTCGGGATGCTTTCTCTGAGATTCGCTCAGGTGCTAAAGTGGAACGTAGAGGTTACATAGGTAAGTGGTATGTACGTCAAGTTCTACCGCATAATAGTGTTCTACTTTCGAGAATCAACGCACATCGTCTTTTAGGTGACATAATAGATGCTAAAACTGTTGCGGTCCATCTTAACGAACTCAACCGAATCAAGTAAACAATAGGAGGAACACAATGTTACTTACAGACATTGAAACGAATGGGCTACTCCCTACGGTGAACAAGTTTCACTGTGCGGTGACCTATGATTACACAACGGACGAGTATATTAAGTATCGACCTCAAGACTTTGGGGCGTACATTGATGCACTTGAGGCTGAGGTGGCTCGTGGTGGTCTCATTGTGTTCCACAACGGTCACAAGTATGACATCCCAGTAATTGAGCTATTAGCCAAGAGTATCTTAGGGCGAGACGTGAGTTTCCCTAAAGAGAACGTTCTGGATACCTTAGTGTTATCACGGTTAATCTTTGCAAATATCAAAGATACTGACGCAGGTCTGCTCCGCTTCGGTAAATTACCAGGGAAACGATTTGGGTCTCACGCTCTGGAAGCATGGGGTTATCGTTTAGGTGAAATGAAAGGTGAATACAATGACGACTTCAAGGCTATGTTAGCGTCCGAGGGAGTCCAATACGAGGATGGCATGGAGTGGTTGCACTTCAACGAAGAGATGATGGAGTATAACGTTCAAGACGTTGTGGTTACCAAAGCTCTCTTTGAGAAACTCGTGTGTCAGTCTTACTACTTCCCTAATGAATCCCCTGTGGGGCGTACAGAGGCAGAGCGTTTCTGGAATGGTAGCCTACAGTGCGTCAAGATAGAACACGATGCAGCTTGGCTACTCGCTAAGATGGAACGGAATGGTTATCCTGTAGACCGTGAGGGCTTAGAGAAACTCTACGCTGAACTTGCAGGTCGGAGAGGTGAACTATTAGTTGACTTAACGAACACTTTCGGTAGCTGGTATGCACCAAAGGGAGGTACTGAGCAGTTCCTACACCCACGCACTGGGAAACCTTTAAGTAAATACCCACGTGTTAAGACGCCTAAAACTGGTGATATATTTGTGGCCCCTAAGAACAAGAAGCAACGTGAAGGTTTAGAGCCTTGTGCGTTAGCTAAAACTGAGTTCATGAAGGGTGCGCCTTATACACCTGTGCAGCACGTAACCTTTAACCCATCAAGTCGTGACCATATTCAAAGGGTCTTACAGTTAGCAGGTTGGATTCCTACGGAGTTCACTGACGCTGGAGCACCTAAGGTAGATGATGAGGTACTGGAAGGAGTACGTGTAGACGACCCTGTGGCACAACGAAGCATTGAGTTGATACAAGAGTACCTGATGTTGCAGAAACGCATAGGTCAGGTCGCGGAAGGTGTCAACGGATGGCTACGAATGATTCAGGAAGATGGTCGTATCCACGGCTCTGTGAATCCCAACGGTGCTGTTACTGGGCGAGCTACTCATAGTTTCCCTAACGTTGCACAGGTTCCATCTGGTAAGAAACCTTACGGTGTACCTTGTCGCTCTGCTTTTGGGGCTGAACACAACAAGACAGACGGTAAGCCTAACCCTTGGATTCAAGTTGGTGTAGATGCCAGTGGCTTAGAGCTACGTTGCTTAGGCCACTTCATGTATCGCTATGATGAAGGTGAGTATGTTGAGACCATCTTAACAGGTGATATCCACACCAAGAACCAATTGGCTGCTGGTTTACCTACACGTGATAACGCTAAGACGTTTATCTACGGGTTCCTCTATGGGGCTGGCCCAGCTAAGATTGGTCAGATTGTCAATGGTACTGCTGAGGATGGTAAGCGACTCATTAAGAACTTCCTTGAGCAAACCCCAGCTATTGCAGCATTGCGAAAAGCTATACAGAGTTCCCTTGTGGAGTCCTCTACGTGGCGTGATGGTGAGCAAAAGGTTGTCTGGAAAAGACGGTGGATACGTGGCCTCGATGGTCGTAAGGTTCACGTCAGGAGCCCTCATGCTGCATTGAATACCGTACTACAATCTGCTGGTGCTATCATTTGTAAACTGTGGATTATCGAGACGGAGCGTCTGTTACTTGATGCTGGCTTAAAGCATGGTTGGGATGGTGACTTTGCGTATATGGCATGGGTACATGATGAGATACAGGTTGCTTGTCGTACCAGAGAAATCGCTGAGATTGTCAAAGTGAAAGCACAAGAAGCTATGCGTCTGGTAGGAGAAATCTTTGAGTTCCGCTGTCAGTTAGACACTGAGGGGAACATTGGGGCCAACTGGAACGATTGTCACTAATTAAACTAAACAAGGAGATACATTATGTCTATTACTAAACGCTACAAGGTTACCTTTGAATTCACCCACGTGATTGACTCTGAGGGTCTAACCCAATTGGATAAGCGGGTATTGGAAGCTGCACAGGTCGTAACCGGTAAGTTGACCGTACAGGATTCCCCGTTTAACTCTTACGGTTTCGCCAAGGGTCTTGTACTTGCTGCCCTGAATGGTGGTCAAGAAGCGGCTGCTGCGTTCCTTGTCAAGTCTGGTATGCGTGAGGTATTGCGTGATGAGCTGACCTCTGAGGATGGCTTTAAGTTCGCTCCTGCTTACGTTCGGGAGGTGCGCTAATGAGTGAGTACCTGCGAGTTCTGGCAGCACTCAAAAGTTGCCCTAAGACCTTTCAGTCTAACTACGTGCGTAACAATTCGGCGCTGGTTGCTGAGGCTGCAAGTCGTGGTCATATCTCATGCCTATCAGTTGATGGGCGTAATGCTGGCGCTTGGGAAGTAACAGGTGCTGGCGTTCGATTCCTTACTAAGATGGGAGGTTGTGTATGAGTAAGATAATTGATGACGAACTTAACGCATTACTAACTGAGGAGCCTTGGAGTGATGAACTACCAGAGTCCTATGAGTTATGGCAGGATGGGGACTGGACATATGAATGTAAGTCTGAGGGTAAGGTCGATGTAGTTAAGCATCTACCATCTGGACGTTTCTATGAGGTGTTCTTTACACGCTATGGTGACCACTGGCAAGGCTACGAGACTTCCTTTGAGGGGCTACGTGAGGTTGAACCATATGAGGCTAAGGTAATCTTATGGAAGGAGGTGGCCCAATGAGCTTAATCACTCTGAAACAATTCAAGGAGATTCGTAAAGGCTCTATGAGCAACGGTGTGCTTGTGATGGATGGTGACTGGTTATGTTATCAAGCTATGGCAGCAAGTGAAGTAGAGACCTGCTGGGGCGACGACATTTGGACTCTTGAATGTGACCATGCGAAAGCTCGGAGTATTCTTGAAGATTCCATTAAGTCTTATGCCAGCCGTAAGAAAGCGTGGCGTGATGCTCCGATAGTCTTAGCGTTTACCGATAGTGTCAACTGGCGAAAAGAGCTGGTAGACCCTACGTATAAAGAGAACCGTAAGGCAACTCGTAAACCTGTAGGCTATCGTGACTTTATCAATGAGGTTCACCAACGTGAAGATTGGACGAGTATCCTTGACCCAACACTGGAAGGTGATGACGTTATGGGTATCATTGGTTCCAACTCTAAGGCATTCGGTTTCAAGAAGGCCGTATTGGTTTCCTGTGATAAGGACTTTAAGACTATCCCTGACTGTGATTTCCTGTGGTGTACTACAGGTAACATTCTGGTGCAGGACTTGGCTACCGCTGACTACTGGCATATCTTCCAGACTATCAAAGGTGACGTTACCGATGGTTACTCTGGGATTGCTGGGTGGGGTGATACAGCCGCTGACTTCATAGAGAACCCTTACGTGGTCGAACAGGTCACCAAGGAACTTAAGTCAGGTAAGAACAAAGGTCAGTTGGTTACTCAGTGGGTCAAACGTGACCGCTTAGAGACAGAATCCTTATGGGACTGTATTGTTTCTATTGGTGCCAAGGCTGGCATGACTGAGGAAGAAATCATCAAGCAGGGTCAGATGGCTCGTATCTTACGGTACGATGAGTATGACACCGAAACAGGAGAGATTACATTATGGAATCCCCAAATGATGTCTTAATGACAATCATGCTTATCTTCTCTATTGTGTTCACTGGGAGCCTCATTGTGGGCTTCTTGTGGATGGCGAAATGGGAAGCAAGTAGTTAACCCGTAGGCACTCTTTGAGGTGGGCGTATTTAATACGACTCACTATTGAGAGGGGTGCCTATATGATACCTACTTTAAGATAACTGTAAGATACTTTAAGTTCATACTATAAGAGAGGAATAATTATATGCTTAACCCTATCAAGAAAGTAATAGAGAACCCTGATGATATCCCTAATGTGCCTCGTGGTGTCATTGAGTATCTACAGGTTCAATTCAATGCTGGTTTCTATATGCAACAAGGCCAAGCCTTTAAGCTAAAACAAGCTGGCTACTCAGAGGCATACATTGCTGGATTCCTCGGTGGTCTACAATATGCGTCACAAACACTGGACGATATGGAGTACCAACGTAAGGAGCTGGCAGAACTCGACAAGGAGTAAACTAACGGAATCAGATGTGATAGAGATTAAGAAACTATTAGCGTCTGGTATACATTCACAAACGGCAATAGCCAAATCCTATGGTGTGAACTCATCCCAGATTAGCTATATAAAGTCTGGCAAGTATTGGAGCCACATAATCATATGATTTTAAGGAGGTATTTATCTGCTGGTCACCGAAGATAAAAACACCGTCAGTAGACACCAACCAGATTCGGGCAGTAGACCCAGCGCCTCTCACAGAGGAACCTAAAGGTGTCCTGTTTGGTGGGGACGATGCGAAAACCACCAATGACTCTGGGGAATCCACAAGTGGCCGCAAGTCATTAAAGATTGCCAAGGATAACTCTGTGAGTAACTCTAAGAGCGGTGATGCCCCAAAAGCGGTAAGCCCTAAGTCTGCTATCCGCAAATCATTTACACCTAAACGTTAACATAAGGAGAATCATCATGGGACTCAGGAAGATTGTTAAGAAAGCTATCAAGGCTGTCACTAAGCCAGTTGAAGGTATTATTGCTGGTGCTCTGGGTAAAGCTCCAGACATGCAAGCTCCAGACATGCAAGCCCCAGCCGCTCAGGTAATTGAGCCACCTACTAAGGACAAGGCAGATACTGACGACGAGGCACTGACTGAATCAGGTAAGAAGAAAGCTGCACGTGGTGGGAAGAAGTCTCTAAGTGTCGCTCGTAGTTCTGGTAGTGGCATTAACATTTAATAAGGAGGCTCTATGGCAAGCTCACAGAAGAGAGAGGGCTTTGCGGAAGATGGAGCCAAAAGTGTATACGATAAGCTAAAGAACGATAGGACCAGTTATGAAACACGAGCTGAGAACTGCGCTAAGTATACCATTCCATCACTATTCCCAAAGGACTCCGATAACGAATCAACCGACTATGTAACTCCGTGGCAAGCTGTAGGTGCTCGTGGCCTAAACAACTTGGCCTCTAAGTTAATGTTAGCACTGTTCCCAATGCAAACTTGGATGAAACTAACCATCAGTGAATTCGAAGCGAAGCAATTGATTGGTAACCCTGATGAACTCGCCAAGGTAGATGAAGGTCTATCAATGGTCGAGCGAATCTTAATGAATTACATTGAGTCTAACTCGTACCGTGTGACACTGTTCGAAACCTTGAAGCAACTTATTGTAGCTGGTAACGCACTGTTGTATATCCCAGAGCCAGAGGGTTCTTATAACCCAATGCGACTGTATCGCTTATCTTCTTATGTTGTCCAAAGAGACGCATTCGGTAACGTTCTACAGATTGTAACGCTCGACAAGATTGCATACGGTGCTCTTCCAGAGGACATTAGGAACTCAATGGACGCAGGCCAAGACCGTAAGATGGACGAGATTGTTGACATCTATACTCACATCTATCTGGATGAGGAGACAGGTGACTTCTTGAAGTACGAAGAGATTGAGGGTGAAGAGGTCGAAGGTTCAGACGCTCAGTATCCTGTTGATGGCTGTCCGTACATTCCTGTTCGCATGGTTCGTATCGATGGTGAATCTTATGGCCGTTCGTACTGTGAGGAATACTTGGGGGACTTACGTTCCCTTGAGAACCTGCAAGAAGCTATCGTTAAGATGTCCATGATTAGTGCTAAGGTTATTGGCTTGGTAAACCCTGCTGGTATCACGCAGGTGCGCCGATTGACCAAGGCCCAAACAGGTGACTTTGTGTCAGGACGACCAGAGGACATCTCGTTCTTACAGTTAGAGAAGGCTGCTGACTTCTCTGTGGCTCGTGTAGTGAGTGAATCCATTGAGGCAAGACTATCTTATGCCTTTATGCTGAACTCTGCTGTACAGCGCACAGGTGAGCGAGTAACCGCTGAGGAAATCCGCTACGTTGCATCTGAGCTGGAAGATACTCTTGGTGGGGTCTATTCGATTCTCTCTCAGGAACTCCAGTTACCTATGGTTCGTGTCTTGTTGAAACAGCTTCAAGCTACACAGATGATTCCAGAGTTACCGAAAGAGGCCGTTGAGCCTACTATCAGTACCGGTATGGAAGCACTTGGTCGTGGTCAAGACCTCGATAAGCTGGAGCGTTGTATTGCCGCATGGTCCGCATTGACTCCAATCAGTCAAGACCCAGACCTTAATATGGCAACCATTAAGTTACGTATTGCTAACGCTATTGGTATTGATACTTCTGGTATCTTACTAACTGAGGAAGAGAAGCAAGCAATTATGACTCAACAAGCACAAGCTACAGGTATGCAAGCTGCTGCTCAAGCTGGTGGTGCTGCTGCTGCTCAATTGGCAACATCAAGTCCAGAGGCTATGCAAGGTGCTGCCGAACAAGCAGGGATGCAACCAATGTAGTACGACTCACTATTGGGAGACACTTTATGTTTCCCTTTAGTTTTAACTTTAAGGAGAACAAATAATGAGCAATGAATCTAATGCTGACGTTTACGCAGAGATGGGCGCAAACCCTACTGCCGTGACTGGCTCAATGTCTGACCATGACACCTCTATGTTAGAGCTTGACGTTGACACTCGTGACGGTGATGACCGCATCACTCTGGTGGACAATGACGACCCCTACAACACTGTGGACCCTTTCGCAGACCCTGAGGCAGATGATGGTACTCGTAACTCCTTGCGTATTAGCTCGGAAGGTAATGAGGATATTGATTCTGGCGAAGGTGAACCTGATGAATCACAAAGTGAAGAAGCTACAGACTTTGAGGCCATCGGTGATGCACCAAGTGAACTGACAGAAGCCTCAGCGCAACTGGAAGAACACGAAGCAGGATTCCAAGAGATGGTCGATGCGGCTGCTGAACGTGGTCTGTCCGACGATGCAATCACACGCATTCAAACTGAGTACCAAGGTGATGGCTTAACTAAAGAATCTTACGAAGAACTGGCTGCTGCTGGTTACTCTAAGTCTTTCGTTGATTCGTACATCCGTGGTCAGGAAGCACTCGTTGAGTCTTACGTTAAGTCTGTATTTGCGTATGCCGGTGGTGAACAACAGTTCAACGCTTTGTATACACACCTCGAAGCTACCAACGCTGAGGCCGCACAGAGCCTTGTAAGTGCCTTGGAGTCTCGTGACCTGTCTACCGTTAAGGCTATCGTTAATCTGGCTGGTGCCTCACGAGCTAAGACTTTCGGTAAACCTGCTGCACGTTCAGTAACTAAACAGGCTCGTCAATCCGCCCCTGTCAGTAATAAAGTTGTAGGTTATACCAACAGCGCTGATATGATGAAAGATATGAATGACCCTCGTTATAGCACTGACGCTAAGTTCCGTAAAGAAGTCGAATTGAAAACCATGTACTCAACGTACTAAAATTAATGCGACTCACTATTGGGAGACACATACAGGCAATGCCGATGCAGTGAATCCCTTTGAGTTACACAATGAGAACCAACTCGTTTCAAGTAGTACCTCACATACTTTTAATTAAACTACATAAGGAGATTCAACATGGCTAACATGCAAGGTGGACAACAAATTGGTAAGGACCAAGGTAAAGGCGTTTCTGCTGGTGATAAACTGGCTCTGTTCCTTAAGGTCTTTGGTGGTGAAGTTCTGACTGCGTTTACCCGTAATGCTGTCACCATGAACAAACATATTGTTCGTTCTATTAGTTCCGGTAAGTCCGCACAGTTCCCAGTATTGGGTCGCACCAAAGCCGCTTACTTACAGGCCGGTGAGAACCTTGATGATAAACGTAAAGACATCAAGCACACTGAAAAAGTAATTAACATTGATGGCCTGTTGACTGCTGACGTTATCATTTATGATATCGAAGATGCAATGAACCATTATGATGTCCGCGCAGAATATACCACTCAGTTGGGTGAGTCTCTGGCACTGGCTGCAGATGGCGCGGTATTGGCTGAAATGGCTAAACTGTGTAACCTGCCTGCTGCAAGCAATGAGAACATCAAAGGTCTGGGTACTGCAACCGTTCTGGAAATAGGGACTGCTGCTGTCCTGACTGACCCTGTTGAATTGGGTAAGAAAATCATCTCTTATCTGACTATGGCTCGTGCCAAGTTGACTAACAACAAGGTTCCAAGTTCTGACCGTACTTTCTATACCACTCCAGATAACTACTCTGCGATTCTGGCTGCTCTGATGCCTAACAGCGCTAACTTTGCGGCTCTGATTGACCCAGAGACTGGTAACATCCGTAACGTGATGGGCTTTGAAGTTGTAGAAGTTCCACACTTGACTGATGGTGGTGCTGGTGATGACCGCCCAGAAGAAGGCACTGACCCAACTAACCAGAAACATGCATTCCCTGCGACTGCTACTGGTGACGTTAAGGTTGCTCTGGATACTGTGGTTGGCCTGTTCAATCACCGTTCCGCTGTAGGTACTGTTAAGTTGAAAGAGATGGCGCTGGAACGTGCTCGTCGTATCAACTTCCAAGGTGACCAGATTGTTGCTAAGTACGCAATGGGTCATGGCGGTCTGCGTCCAGAAGCATGTGGTGCGCTGGTTTTCAAAAAGGCTTAATGTCTCGCAATCTTGGGGCTGACTCTACGTTGGCTCCTGATGTTGAGCTTACACCTGCACAGAAAGCAGCTCGTACACGTGCGGCTAACAAGGCTCGAAAGGAAGCTGAGTTAGAAACTGAATGATAACTATATGAAACCCCTTGGGTGACCTTAACGGGTTACTTGAGGGGTTTTTTTCTGAAAGGAGAACACTATGCGTTCCTATGAAACAACACTTGAGACCTCGGATGAACTGGCTGCTGTTAATGACATCCTTGCGTCTATTGGTGAACCGCCAATATCTACTCTTGAGGGTGATAGTAATGCTGACGTTGCCAACGCTCGTCGAGTACTCAATAAGATTAACCGCCAGATTCAAGCTAAGGGTTACACTTTTAATATCGAAGAGGGCGCACAGCTACTACCGGATACATTTAGCCGTATGATTCCCTTTATGTCCGACTACCTGTCTATCCTGTCAGATGGTGGAGCGACCGCTTACGTTAACCGTGGTGGCTATGTTTACGACCGTATCAATAACACAGACCAGTTTGATGGGCCAATCTCAGTGACTATCATCCGGCTCAAAGAGTTCTATGAGATGCCTGAGTGTTTCAAACATTGGATTGTTACCAAGGCCGCTCGTCAGTTCAACAACCGGTTCTTTGGTGCACCTGAGATTGACGCTGTGTTGGCAGAAGAAGAACAGGAGGCCAAGATGGATTGTGCTGAGTATGAGTTAGACTTTGGAAACTTTAACATGCTTGACGGTGACGCCTTTGTTGGTGGTCTGTTGTCTCGCTAATAACAGGAGGTACATTATGGCACTTATTAGCCAAAGCATTAAGAACCTTAAAGGCGGTATCAGCCAACAGCCGGACATCTTACGCTACCCAGAGCAAGGGTCTGAGCAGATTAACGGCTGGTCAAGTGAGACTGAGGGCCTCCAAAAGAGACCACCGTTGTTATTCGTCAAGACTCTTGGTGACCAGAATGTAATGGGACCATCACCGTTACTTCACCTTATCAACAGGGATGCTCATGAGCGTTACTATGTATCGTTTACTGGGAATGGTATTAAGGTCCATAGCTTGGAGGGTACACCTTACACTGTCACTGGGAATATGAATTATGTTACTACAAGTAACCCTCAGAATGACTTGAGGATGGTAACCGTGGCTGACTATACATTCATAGTAAATCGTAACTACGAAGTGAAAAGCTCCGGTGTGATTAACTACACGCTAAATGAGAGGCGTAGTGCATTACTTAACGTTCGTGGTGGGCAGTATGGAAGGACGTTTACACTTAATATGAATGGTTCAGAGGTGAGCTTAACTATTGCTAATGGCACGGACCCTTCACACGTCAACCAGACCGATTCCCAGTGGATTGTTAATAGACTAATAGAGTTGATGACTGCTAACACTGCATGGGATGGGTGGTCATTCAATGCTGGTAAGGGGTTTATTTATGTGGTGGCCCCTGTTGATATCACTGTAATTTCGACAACTGACGGGTACGGTAATCAGCTGCTTAGTGCTGTAATGCATACCGCACAGAGCTTTGCTAAGTTACCTACTGAGGCTCCAAATGGGTACACTGTGCGTATCGTTGGGGATACCTCTAAGACTGCTGACCAATTCTACGTTCAATATGATGCAGTCAAGAAGGTGTGGAAAGAGGTGGCTGGTTGGGGAATTGAAACAGGCTTTATGGATAGCTCCATGCCTCACGCATTGGTAAGACAGGCAGATGGGACGTTCAAGTTACAGGAGTTACCTTGGTCTACTCGCCAGTGTGGTGATGATGATACTAACCCTCTGCCAAGTCTTGTAGACCAGAAGATTAACGATGTGTTTTTCTTTAGGAACCGCTTAGGCTTCCTCGCAGGTGAGAACATTGTGATGTCACGTACCTCTAAGTATTTCAACCTGTTCCCTGCGTCTGTGGCTAACCTGTCAGATGATGACCCTATTGACGTAGCTGTGAGTCATAACCGTATCTCAATCTTGAAGTACGCTGTGCCATTCTCAGAGGAACTCTTATTGTGGTCAGACCAAGCTCAGTTCGTTCTATCGGCTGCTGGGGTAATGTCCTCTAAGACCGTTGAGTTGAACTTAACTACTGAGTTTGATGTATCGGATGCTGCGAGACCTTACGGGATTGGGCGAGGTGTTTACTTTGCGACACCACGAGCAAGCTATACGAGCCTCAATCGCTACTACGCTATCCAAGATACATCGGCCGTTAAGTCTGCTGAGGATATGAGCGCTCACGTTCCAAGCTATGTACCTAACGGAGTCTTTAGTATCCGTGGGTCTGGTACAGAGAACTTTGTGTCCACCTTAAGTTCCAGCGCTAAGAGTAAGATTTTCATATACAAATACCTCTACATGGAAGAACAGATTGTTCAGCAGGCATGGGGACATTGGGAGTTCGGTAGTAACGTAGAGATTCTTGCGTGTGACTCTATCGGTTCCTCCATGTTCATTGTGATGCGCAACCAGAGTCATACTTGGATGTCACGTGTAGACTTCACCAAGAACTCTGTGGACTTCAACGATGAGCCTTATAGACTCTTTATGGATAACAAGATGAAGATTCCTATCACCGCAGGAAGTTATAATGACGATACTTACCAAACAGTAGTTAGACCTTATGACCATTATGGTTGTCGTATCTACCACGGTAAGATGTACATTGTGACACACGATGGGCAAGTACATGAGTTTGAGGAGCCAGACGGTGGTTGGCCTAACGGTGAGCCTGTTCTATACCTTAGTGGCAACTGGGAGAATCAAACGGTGTTCATCGGACTGTCTATTAACTTCCGATATGTGTTCAGTAAGTTCCTCATTAAGAAAACCGCTGAGGATGGTAGTTCATCTACAGAGGACATTGGTCGATTGCAACTACGTCGTTCATGGGTCAACTATGAGCAATCAGGGGCATTCACCATAGAGGTTGCCAATACCTCAAGGCTATTTAGCTACGCTATGGCAGGTGCTCGTCTTGGGTCTGCTGCATTACGTGTAGGCGCTCTTAACGTTGGTACAGGTCAGTTCAGGTTCCCTGTGACTGGCAACGCACAGTTGAACACAGTGAGTATTATCTCTGATTACACCACGCCTCTGAACGTTATTGGTTGTGGTTGGGAGGGGAATTACCTACGACGTTCCTCTGGTATCTAACAGTAAATGCCTCTTTCAATACGACTCACTATTGAGAGGGGCTTTATTCATTAAGGAGAAACTTTATGTATTTACGTATAGCAAGACCAATTGATTTCGATTTGTTCAAGCCATCCCATGACGACCTTAGAGAAGCGGAAGAACTTGGTGTTACTCCAAGTTATCCACCAGCTCATAAGTGTGTAGTAATTGATAGAGTCGGATACCCTTTGGCTGTAGGCGGTATGGATGGTGACCAAGTTTGGTTCATCACATCCTCAGAAGTGTGGCGCTTAGACCATGCGGAGAAGCGTGAGTTTAGGAAGCTGATTATGGAATATCGTGACATCATGGTTTTACGATACGGTCAGATATGGAACTACGTGTGGACAGGTAATAAGAACCACGTTAGGTTCCTAAAGTCTATCGGAGCTGTATTCCATAATGAGTACACAGGGGACTCTAACCAGTTCCAGTTATTTACAATAGGAGGTTAATTATGTGTTGGATGGCAGCAATTCCTATCGCGATGAGCGTAGCGAGTTCTGTTGCTGGTGGTGCTCAGGCAGACCAAGCCGCAGCAGCTAAGAATGATATGTTAAGACGACAACAGCGTGAGACCATTAAGGCAATGAACATCGAAGATGCAAACCTTAAGTTGGAGCAGCGCGACCTCTTGGACTCTACAGTCAATGAGTTGACTCAAGGTAATATGAACCGTGTGCGCAACATGGGGACCATGAGAGCTGCTATTGGTGAGAGTATGTTAGAAGGTCAGTCGATTGATAGAGTAGAAAGGGTTACTGAGGGCGACTTCCTGAGAGAACAAGCTGGTGTCACTGAGAACTATCAGCGTGACTATGCGTCAATCTTAGGGAAGCGTTACGGTAACAGAGAACAGGCATTGAGTACCGTAGATTCACTCAAGGCTCAGGAGACTAAATCTTCATCCGGTCTGAGTAAACTACTGGACCCGTTAGGTATTGCTACCAGTGGTATCGTGGGTGGTATGCTTGGTGGTAACTTCAAGGGTAACCCAGTGGGCCAGAAAGCCGCTAAGATTACAGCCGCTAAAGGCACAGCTAACGTTATGAAATAAGGAGGCACAACATGGCAAGTAAATTAGCCAGTGCTCTTGGGTCCATGCCACAAGCTGGAGCACAGAGACTTAGAGGAACTGGTCGTGTGAACTATACGCCAACTCAGCAAGGTCTCGACCCAAGTTATGAAAGTAAGTCTAAGCTCCTTGGCACTGTAGGGAAACTTGCAGAGCAAGGCGCGGATATGTATGGTAAGTATGATAAGTCAGTTAAGGACAAAGCTGATGAGAGGTCAAACGAGATTATCCGTAAGTTGACCCCTGAGCAACGCAGAGAGGCCATTCAGTCAGGCACTCTGTTGTATCAAGACGACCCTTACGCTATGGAAGCATTGAAGATTAAGACTGGGCGTAATGCTGCTTTCTTAGTGGACGACGATGTAGCCCAGAAGGTTCGTAATGGTGAGTTTAGGACTCGTGCAGAGATGGAGCAGTATCGCCAAAAGCAACTCGCAGATGGCGCAAAGTCCTATGCGGAACAGTTTGGTATCACGGAGTCTGATGAGTATTTCCAGAAAGGTTTTAACTCAGATATCACCGAACGTAACATCTCTTTGTATGGTGCACATGATACATTCATGAGTGAGCAAGCTAAGAAAGGTGCTGTCATTAATAGTCGTGTTGAGCTTAACTCTGTGCTTAATGACCCTGCTGCTTTACGGTCACCTAACGCTGGTGAGTTCTATGAGTCTTACTTCAAGAATGGTCTGACAACTGGCAGTATCCCAAGTGACGACCAAGCATTCCAGATGGTGGCTCAGAGTTTGAGTGACGTTGCTAACCGTGAAGGTGGCTCTCAGTTCTTACAGCAAATCCAAGACAGGAAGATTACTCTGCACGGCAAAGAGTCAACCTACAAGGACTTGATGGGACCAGAGCAGTGGAACAACCTAATGGTTAAGTCACAGGCTAATGAGTTCAGTCTAAATGCTAAACGTATGGAAGATTTCAAGCTCAATGTGAACTCTGCGTTAAACCAAGAGGACACCGCTAAGGGTTGGGAGATGATTCAAACCCAGAAAGCACAGCTTGACCGTATCCAAACAGGCGAGGAAATGACAGACGAACGAGCATTCCTTATCAACGCTGAGACCCAGATGCAGGACCGATTGAAACGTGAAACCGCTGAGACCGCTAATGCAGTCGATAAGCAGCAAAAGACCGTGAATAAACAGTCCGTCATTCAGGCCCAATATGATAAGCGCATGGCTGGTAAGTATGTATCTACCTCCTACAAGGATATGCCTGTCAACGAGAACACAGGAGAGTTTACCCATAGCGATATGGTTAACTTTGCTAACAAGACTCTGGCAGACATTGACCGTATGGACCTCTCAGAGGCTCAGAAAGACCGTATGAAATTACAGTACCTACGTGCTGACTCTAAGGATGGAGCATTCAGAACAGCCGCAGGAGAGCTTATTACTGACGCTGAGAACGAATGGAATGCTGCTGTGATTAATGGGAAGATGCCTGATAGCACTGTGGCTCTTGATGCGCTCCGTAAGATGCGTAACACTGACCCAGATTTGTTCGCTGCCTTGTATCCAGAGAAAGCCGAAATGTTCTTAACAATGGATATGATGGATAAGCAAGGGATTGACTCACAGGTTCTACTTGATGCTGATAAGGCCCGTAAGTCCAGAACTAAAGAGATGCAGTTTGAGGATGATAAGGCTTTCGAAGGTGTCCTTAATAACTCAGAGGCTCCAGAGCTTTCCCGTATGCCAGCAAGTCTGCGTGATGGTGCTCGGAAGATTTTTGATTCCGTTAAGTATCGTGGTGGTAACTCAGATATGGCTATGGCACAGCTCACTAAGTATCTTCAAGAATCTACCACTACGTTCACACGTGGGGATGTTGATGGGGATACTGTAGGTGTTATAACTAAGAATGCCCTACGTGTCACTGATGACCCTGACAGTTGGAAGCAAGGCCGTGACATTATTGACACTGCTGCGAAGAAGATTGTTGAGACTAACCCTTGGATTACCAATAAGCAGCTCACTATCTTTGAGAGAGGTGACGCTATCTACCTTATGGATACCACTGGTCAGGTTAACATCAAGTACGACAAGAAACTAATGGCTGCTGAGTACCAACGTAACCAACAGATTCTTGATGATAAGATTAGAGCGCAGGCCATTAAGGATGCAAACCGCCGTACCCTACACACCAAAGCCATGAACCGTAAGCGTGAGTCTAATGTAGCACGTGAGAAACGAATCCATGATGCTGGTGGACTGTATGGAGGGCTTAAATAACAAAGGAGAATATCATGAGTAAGTATGACCCTACTTCACCAAGTGAATACGATTCTATTATTAACCAAGCGGCTGACGAGACGGGGCTTAGTGCTCCGTTACTCCGTAAGGTTTTATGGAATGAATCACGTTTTGACCCTAAGGCCATCAGTAAGACTGGTCCTGTAGGTATCGCTCAGTTCACCAAGGCCACTGGGTTAGCTGCTGGTTTATCCCCTGAGGACCGATTGGACCCCTCTAAGGCTATTCCCGCTGCTGCCCGATTGCTGCATAGCTACGTTCAGAAATACGATGGGGACGAACTCAAGGCTGCACTGGAGTATAACCAAGGTGCTGGCACGAAAGGTAAACCCCAGATTGATGCTTACGATAAAGGCGACTGGGCTAACATTGGGGAAGAAGGACGCAACTACATGCGCAACCTACTCGACGTTGCTCGGAGTCCAAAGAGTGGCGACTTAGAGTCGTTTGGTGGCATAACCCCAAAGTCTAAAGCTGTGAACTATGAGGATGCGATGCAGGGTATTGGTAAGAAGTCCAAGGTGACTACTGACTTACCTGAGTCGCACGGCTTTTCAGTCGAAGGTAAAGAGCAACAGCAACCTAACCAGCCTTTTGGTAAAGACTACTGGACAGCACACGGAGAGACCCTTGATGAAGTCTCACAGCGTTCTACATTCTTTGGGTTCGGTAAGTCAGTGGACGCAGAAGTCGGTAACTCAGTCCTCGGTGTGGCTTATCGTGCTGGTCGTGTTGATAATAGCTTTGACCTCTTTACGGACAATCTTCAACCAACAAGATTCAATAGCCACATCTGGACACCGGAAGAGTTAGAGAAGATTCGCACACAGGTCAAGAACCCTAATTACATTAACGTTGTAACTGGTGGTTCCCCTGAGAATCTGGCTGCCCTCATTAAGATGGCTAACGATAACTTTGAGTTGGATAACAAGGCTGCTGATAGTGGCATTGGGGCCAAACTAAGTGCTGGTATCATCGGTGCTGGTGTTGACCCATTAACTTATGTTCCTATTGCTGGTAACGCTGGTAAAGGTTTCAAGATGATTAACAAGGCAATGTCTGTAGGCGCTCAGTCCGCAGGTATCAACGTGTTATCGGAAGGGTTACGCACTAACATTGCTGGTGGTGAATCTCACTATGCTGAGGCTGCACTGGGTGGCTTGCTGTTTGGTGCTGGGATGTCCGCTGTGACCGATGCTGTAGCCGCTGGTATCCGTAGAGGAAAGAGCGCTGAGGTTGGTAAGATGGAGGACTACGTTGATGAGTTTCTACCTGCGTCTATGCGTATGGAAGCTCGTGAGACTGCTCGTAATACTGGAGGCGCAGACCTTTCAAGACTACCACCAAGTGAGGAGCGTGTGTTCCAGAACTATGAGGGAACAGAGTATGCACCTTTAGAAACTGAGAGAGGCGCTGTGCTTCTACGTGATGGTTCAATCCTTAGTGACACTAACCCCATTAACCCCCAGACCCTCAAGGAGTTCAAGGAGATTAACCCTGAGAGGGCCGCTAAAGGTTTCAACCTTGGAGGTCTCACTGAGATTGGTCTAAAGACATTACGTTCAGAGTCCCCAGAGATTCGCGGTATTGCGTCGGACCTTGTAAGGTCACCAACAGGCATGGAGTCAGGCACTCACGGTAAGTTCGGGGCTACAGCCTCAGATATACATGAGCGTCTACACTACGTTGACCAAAGAACTTACAATGACCTTAATGATGCAATGAAGCAAGTTCAGAAAGACCCTGAGTGGAATACTGGTGGTATCAAGATGTCTGCTGATGGTGCACGTCAAGAAATCTACAAGCGAGCTACCGTGGCTATTGAGCGTCCAGATTTACAGGCTAACTTGTCAAAGAGTGAGCGAAAGGTTATGGACATCATGAAGAAACACTTTGATACCAAGCGGGAACTTATGGAAAACCCAAGTGCTTTCGGCAACTCTAAGGCAACCTCTATCTTCCCTAACAGTAGACACAAAGGTACTTACGTTCCCCACGTTTACTCAAGAGAAGCTAAGATGTTACACACCCAAGCACTGGGAGGTTCTGATGGTCTACAGCAAGCAATCGCTGAGTCATGGCTGGTATCTTATCGCTCACGTCCTGAGGTTAAGGCTCGTGTTGATGAGCATTTAGCAGAAGTGTTAGGTGTGAAGGATGTGACACCGGATATGGTACAGAAGCATGCAATGGATAAAGCATACGGTATCGCTAAGACTGACGAGTTTACGTCAAGCTCTGTTATTGATGAGAACATTAAGGATCTTGCTGGCATTGAGAACAACTCATTCCTTGAAGCTCGTAACCTGTTCGATTCAGATATGCCTATCACCACACCTAACGGTCAGATGTTCTCGGTGAATGACCTACGTGACTTTGACATGAAGTACGTTATGCCTCGTTATGATAAGCGTGTGAATGGTGACGTAGCTATCATGGGTGGCACTGGTGAAACTACTGCTGCACTGAAAGATAGACTTATGGCCCTTGGTACTAAGGCAGAAGGAAATGGCATAATGAAGGGTGAGGTTGAAGCCCTTAAAGATACCGTTAAGATTCTTACTGGACGTGCTCGACGTAACCAAGATACAGCCTCGGATACTGCCATTCGTTCTCTGAATGACTTATCGTTCTTTGCTAAGAATGCCTACATGGGCGCTCAGAACATCACAGAGATTAGCGGTATGTTGTCTAAGGGTAACGTTAAGGCTGTCTTACACGGTATTCCGTTCGTGCGTGACTTAGCAACTCGTAAGTCAGTAGTGGGTGCTAAGGAACTTAAAGACCTACACGCTGTTGTATTCGGTAAGGAACTGGACGACCTAATCAGGCCACGCAGAGCTGACATTGTGCAGCGCTTGCGAGAATCCACCGATACCAGTAGCGCTAAAGCTAACGTTGTGGGAACCTTAAAGTTTGCTACAGGAGAGCTTGCAGCACGTTCACCGTGGACCAAGATGTTGAATGGTACAGCTAACTACCTTCTTGATGCTGCCCGTCAGGGTCTCTTAGGGGACGTTATGGCTGATGCATTAACAGGTAAGGCCAGTAAGTTTGCCAAGCCTAACATGTTGAAGTCTGCGAGTATCTCACCGGAACAGTGGAAAGGTATTCAGTCCCTGATTCGTGAGCATGCAACACGTGACGCTAACGGGCAGTTCACCATTAAGGACAAGCAAGCATTCGCTATGGACCCTCGCAGTATGGACCTGTGGCGCATGGCTGATAAGGTAGCTGATGAAACTATGTTGAGACCTCACAAGGTTTCCTTACAGGATTCTAAGGCATATGGCGCTGCATGGAAGATGGCACTACAATTTAAGTCATTCACCATTAAGTCAGTGAACTCCAAGTTCTTACGGTCGATGTATGAGGCCCAGAAGAACAACAGAGCGATTGATACAGCATTGACTTGGGCTACATCGTTGGGTGTGGCAACAGCCTACTTTGCTGCACAGGCTCACGTTAAGGCTTCCGCATTGCCTAAGGAGCAACAGAAAGAATACTTGAAGAAAGCGCTCGACCCTAAGATGCTTGCATACGCTGGGTTGTCTCGAAGCTCTCACGCAGGTGCTCCAATGTCCTTAGTGAATATGTTGGCTGCTCCCTTAGGCTTTGACCAAGCTAAGATGGTACGTTCTACTATTCTACCTAAAGCTGAATACGAGCGTGACGCTGGTCCTATGAGTTCCCGTAAGGCTCTTGGTGAATTAGCTGGAGGTGTCTTTGAGCAAATACCTGCTGCTGGACTGGTTGCTGCTGGTGGCGCTGCTGTTTATAACTTACATGGAGTTCTCACAGCTCCTAACAAGATGACTGAGCGTGACTACATGACAGGCTTAATGAACACTCACAGGGAACTTGTTCCTAATGACCCTATCACTCAGCAACTCTTATTGAAGATGTATGAAGCTAACGGTGTGCATCTGAGAGAGAAGAAGAAGTAATCAACACGACTCACTATTGGGAGTGCAATCACTGGCTCCCTCTATCAACAATAATAAAGGAGGTACACAATGGCTCTAAATATTCGTACCGTAATGACTTACCCACTGGATGGCTCAAACGTGAACTTTACGATTACCTTTGAGTATCTGGCCCGTAAGTTCATTACTGTGACTCTGCTTGGTACTGACCGTAAAGAGTTAGTTCTCAATCAGGACTACCGGTTCACCTCTAAGAATCAAATCACTCTAACTAAGGCGTGGGGTCCAAGTGATGGCTATGAGAACATCGAGATTAGACGATTCACCTCGGCTACTGAGCGTCTTGTTGACTTTGCTGATGGCTCAATCCTACGTGCTTACGACTTGAATATCTCACAGGTTCAGACACTGCACGTTGCAGAAGAAGCACGTGACCTAACGGCTGATACTATCGGTGTTAATAACGACGGTAACTTAGATGCTCGTGGTCGCCGGATTGTTAACTTGGCTGATGGTGTAGACGCTGGGGATGCTGTCACAGTTCGACAACAGAAAAACTGGGCTGACTCTGCATTGAACCAAGCGAACCGCTCTAAGCAAGAAGCTGACAGGTCTGAGGCCGCTGCGAACCGTAGTGGTGCATCTGCCGCTGCCGCTCTTGCGTATGAACAGAAAGCTAAAACCAGTGAGAACAACTCTAAGGTATCTGAGGGCAACGCCAAGACCTCTGAGACCAACTCTAAGGATTCTGAGAATTCAGCTCGTGCGTCTGCCAATGCTGCTAAGGTATCTGAGGGTAACGCCAAGACCTCTGAGGCCAACTCTAAGGCAAGTGAAGAACGTGCTATTCTTGAGGTTGGTAAGCTGGGTAACATTAATGACTTTGCTGCCTCTATCAAGAGTGTTACAGGTAATGATGTTGTCATGAAAGGTAAGTTCTCTGCTGATAATGGACTTCAATCCAATGCTGGTATCTCATACCTTAATGTAAACACAGCGACCTTAACAGCTTTACGCACACAAGGCGATATCGAGGTGTTCCCTCCTATCGGTGGTCAACCTAATGGTGAAGGTGGACAGATTCGTCTTAAAGGTGCTGCTGGTGATAATACTGGAGGTTTTCTTGATGTAGATTCCGTAGGCGCATTACGTATCGTTAAGGACGGGCAAGGCCAAGGCTTGAAGATGTCTTTTGATACCGGTGGTAATACCTACGTCTACACTAAGCTATATACAGCAAGTGGCGTCTACTTGAAGCACGATGGCTCCACTGTTATTGGACCTGATGGCAACATTGGTAGCTCTATTTATCGGGGAGGTTCCATCCATAACGACCTCAACCAGAGAGCAACTCAAGGGGATAACATGATTAACAATGCGATCACTGCGTGGTCTGGTGATCTTTCAGGTGTTGGTCAGTGGGATATTAATATGCCTTTTAGCATCAACGGGAGGCTACTTGGGTTCCGTGTTTTCAAAGATGGGCGCATCCAATGGATATCTATCCAACTGGGGCCGTGGAGTGACCAAGAGTATGGTGTTGCAGGTACTGGCGACTTAGRTATTAGGTTCCAGCAAATCAACGGTGGTACTGCTCTACGTATCTACAACATCCGTAACGCAACCTTACAGGAAATCCAAATCTGGAGGTAATTAACAAGGAGGTAACTAAATGTTGTCACTGGACTTCAACAACGAAATCGTCAAGGCTGCTCCCATTGCGGGGGCCGCTGGCGTAGATGGTGTAGCTCGTATGTTCTTTGGTATGACACTCAACGAGTGGTTCTATACGGCTGCGATTCTTTATACTGTAGTACAGATTGGTGCTAAGGTAGTCGATGTGATTATCAAATGGAAAAAGGAGGGTAAGGATGGCTAACGATACGTCTTTAATTAAGTTCCTTGAGATGCTTGATACTGAGATGGCCCAGCGTATGCTTAAAGACCTACAGAACGATGAGAAACGCACACCTCAGTTATACAATGCTATCGGGAAACTACTGGAGCGCCACAAGTTCCAAGTGTCCAAACTGCAACCTGACGAGAACATTCTTGGTGGTCTTGTTGATGGCCTAAAAGCCTACAATGAACTGACTGGGGATGATGGTCTGTCAGAGGATGAACACTATGCACACTAAGTGATATATATATATATATGCAAGGTCATTACTACATGTAGTGGCCTTTATGAATATTACACACAACTCACGGTAACGCTGCGTGAAAACTGAGAGATACGGAGGGTGATTATGTTCACCAATTTAAAAGGCTGGCTAATAGCCGCTGCGTTTGCTGGTAGTATCTTACTGGCGTACAACACAGGCTACGATAAGGCTGACAGCAAGTGGACTAAGGAGGTACAAAGTGAATACATCAAGACTACAAAGGCGAATGAAGATAAACGCATTGCTGTGCAAGGTGAAGTCTCGAAGATTAGCACAAAGTACCAAGGCGACCTCGAAGCCCTTGAAGGGAGCACTGATAGGGTTATTAATGATTTGCGTAACGATGGTAAGCGCCTGCGGGTTAAACTCAAAGCCACCGAAAGTAAGCCCAACAGTGACGGTCGATGCCTCATTGATGGTCGAACCGAACTTGACGAAGAGTTTAGTAAGCGTCTTATCAGAGTAACCCAACGTGGAGACATATGGATTAAGGCTTTACAGGATACAATCGTAGAGCTACAGAATAAGGAGGTGAAGTAATGATTGATTTAACATCTTTCACCTACGCAGATGGCAAGCTATTGCGTAAATGTAAGGTGTGTGGGTTTGTTGATAACTGTGGATATCGTAGGGTATCCATTAACTACAAGAAGTATCTAAACCACCGCTTAATCTACAAAATGTTCAATCCAGAGTTTGACCTATCGTCAGATTTGGTTATTGACCATATCAATAGAAACCGTACCGATAATCGTATAGAAAACTTAAGAGAAGTTACTAAAGCTTTCAATAATACCAACAGGGAACTTTGTGATGGAGTAAGTTATTGTAAGCAGACCTCTAAATGGAAGGCTTCTCTTAATGGTGTGTGGTTAGGGAGATACTCAACAAGGGAGGGAGCACAGGATGCAGTCAAAACAAAGCGAGCAGAATGAGCAGATAATCAAACAACTAAGGGGCGATTTTGTGGCCTTCTTATTTGTCTTATGGAAAGCCCTCGGTCTACCGGCACCTACCAAGTGTCAGATTGATATGAGTAAGGCGCTGGCTCGTGGTGATAACAAGAAGTTTATCCTACAGGCTTTCCGTGGTATAGGTAAGTCATTTATTACGTGTGCGTTCGTTGTGTGGACTTTATGGCGAGACCCTCAACTAAAGATTATGATTGTCTCTGCCTCTAAGGAACGTGCAGACGCCAACAGTATATTCGTTAAGAACATCATTGAACTCTTACCGTTCCTCCATGAGCTTAAACCTCGTGCTGGTCAACGAGACTCTGTGATTAGCTTCGACGTAGGCCCAGCGAAGCCAGACCATAGTCCCTCTGTGAAATCTGTGGGTATCACTGGTCAGTTAACTGGTAGCCGTGCCGATATCATCATTGCAGACGACGTTGAGATTCCTTCTAATAGTGCCACTGCTGGGGCCAGAGAGAAGCTATGGACACTCGTTACAGAGTTCGCCGCATTGCTTAAGCCTCTACCTACGAGCCGTGTAATCTATCTGGGGACGCCTCAGACCGAAATGACACTCTATAAGGAACTCGAAGATAACAAAGGGTACACGACCATCATCTGGCCTGCGCAGTATCCACGTAACGCCGTTGAGGACTTGTACTATGGTGAGCGTCTGGCACCTATGCTACGTCAAGAGTACAACGAGGGCTTTGAGATTCTCGCAGGACAACCTACGGACCCTATCCGATTCGATAATGATGACCTTAGAGAACGTGAGCTTGAGTATGGTAAAGCTGGATACACATTGCAGTTCATGCTTAACCCTAACCTGTCTGATGCTGAGAAGTACCCTCTGAGGCTCCGTGACTGCATCGTGACACCTGTGGACATCACTAAGGCTCCATTGTCTTACCAGTGGTTACCGAACCGTCAGAATGCCATAGACGACCTCCCTAACGTTGGTCTGAAAGGTGACGACATTCACAGCTTCCACACAGCATCCGATAGAACCGCTGCATACCAACAGAAGATTCTCGTCATTGACCCAAGCGGTCGTGGTAAGGATGAAACTGGTTGGGCTGTGTTGTATACACTGAACGGTTATATCTACCTGATGGACTCTGGAGGTTATCGTGGTTATGACGAACCGACTCTACTTAAGTTAGCCAAGAAAGCTAAACAGTGGGATGTCCAGACAGTCGTCCATGAGTCTAACTTTGGTGACGGTATGTTTGGTAAGGTGTTCCAGCCAATCCTCTTCAAGCATCACACGTGCGGTATGGAAGAGATTAGAGCTAAGGGTATGAAGGAAATGCGTATATGCGATACCGTTGAGCCTCTTCTGGGAACTCACAGGCTTATCATTCGTGATGAAGTCTTGCGTGAGGATTACCAGACTGCTCGTGATAGTGACGGTAAGCATGATGTGCGTTACTCCCTGTTCTATCAGTTCACCCGTATTACTCGTGAGAAGGGCGCTCTGTACAAGGACGATAGACTTGATGCGTTAGCATTGGGTATTGAGTTCCTGCGTATGGGGATGGTTGTAGACAGTGCTATCGGTGAGGAAGAGATGACTCTTGAGTTCCTTGAGGACCATATGAGTCGTCCTACTGTAGCTGGTGACGTCCACTCGTTCTCTGTAGGTGGTGTCGATATCTACTATGAGGATGATGATACGACTAACTTTATGAACTGGTAAGGAGATATTTATGAAAGTGGTAATCGATAATATTAATGGTTGCCACATCTTTCAAGGCTGTAAGACTGCTGGAGGTTATGGCAGAGTGCGTGTCAAAGGTGTCCACTGGATGGCCCACAGATATTCACTGTCCGTGCACTTAGGTAGGCCTTTACTTGAGGGATGTGTTGTAATGCATACCTGTGATAACCCTGCATGTGTTAATCCACTGCACCTACAAGAGGGTACACAGAAAGAGAATATGGCTGACTGTAAAAGCAAAGGTCGTATGTACAGAGGGAAACCAGCCACAATGGAGAGAGTGCCTCATAGCGTTAAGGTGCAGGAAGCATTTAACAAGAGGCTCAAGGCTGTGCTTGAAGCTGATGGTACTGATTCGGAGATAGCCAAGCTGCTACGTTTAGATGTAAGCTGGGTACGGAAAGCTCGTAGAGGTAGATTAAGTATGCACGTTAAGTGAATAAGAATGCACATTAAGCTACCCATTGAGTGAGGTGTAAAAACCTAATGAATTCAATGGGTAGCTTAATACGACTCACTATTGAGAGAGACCCCCCTAAGACACCTATAGACACTTAAAGATGCATATGCATATATGACTAAGTAGTGCATACACTGTAAGTCTACTGTAAGACCCTGTTAGGTATCTTAGGGTGACTCTCTTAGTATGATTAATCAATTATGATATTAACCTATATAACCATTAACTGTAAGCTAACCACAAGGAGGAAACCTTATGCGTATCACAGCTATCATTAAGACACTCGCTACGCATAGAGTAACTTATCGGTTTCTCGTTGTGCTGCTTGGCTCCCTTGGTGTCTCATCTGGTGTTCAACACATCGGTCAACTGGAAGCTCTGCTTTGCCTTGTACTCACTTGTACTGGTTAGGCTTATCATCGGAGCGTAGCGCTCTGCCTCAAAGTTAATTATGTTCGTATAAACACTCTCACTATAATTAACTGTATAAGTAAAGACCCTTAAGTAACACTCTAAGAGCTTTAAGGGTCTAAATGGTCTCTGGTAGTTATCCTTAAGATGTCAGTTAAACCTAATGATACACACTCTGGGATACCTAATGGTACTTGAAGATACCTAATGGTACTTGAAGATACCTAATGGTACTTGAAGATACCTAATGATAATCCTACAGAAAAATCTGTGTGGGTATCTCATAGACTAAGAATCTCAAAGTACCCCCATAGGCCCTCTCAGTCATCCACAGTCAACCTATAGTACCCCCTCTTGTTACCCTTAAGTCAATCCTTATCTTATGGATACCCTATGAATCCTTGAGTAACACTATATGTAGTGGTGAGTGAGACTGATTGATACTATATGTAGTCCTCTATGTGTCCCT